GATTTCCATTGGGCAGGCAATAATGCCGTTTACCATCTACGGTTTCGCGAGTCAGTGGGGTATAATTGTATACAGGATTTAACATTGGTTTTTCTTTTAAATTTGATACAAGATTAGTTTTTGTTGTACTTGATTCAACATAACGTGCGTCCAATTAGTATTCATTAGCAATTGATAATTATGTTCTACTATGGGTGCTATTTTTTCGAATACTTCAGATTGATCCATTTCGCATAATTTTTTCACTTGTTCAAACGCAGCTTGCCATCTGTGATGATTGTCAACAATCTGATCATAGCTTTCGTCGATTACAGTATCAAATGTCTTGAATCCTATTCTGCGTAAATTTTCCAAGAACCTGGCGCCCGAAAACATCACAAATAATCTGCGTCCCATAATACATTTGGATGTTTTTTCTGTAAAGAAGCTGTAGCGATTATCTGGGCCTGTTTCTGCTACTATACTGTACGCTGTTTGATTATAGATTTGAATGGGCACTATTCTACACAGTGCTATTATTTCTCCGTTGTAACACACCATGTCTGTTGTTCGTTTAAATGACAAATCAGATTTTTCGATGTCGGATTCCCATAAAAGTTCAGAGAAGCTTTCCACTGAGTGATCTTTAATGTAAGTAAGCAAAATCTTTTTCTGTAGATTTGACTTGCGCACTGCATCATTAACAAAATCTCTATGTATGCGTTTCGCTCCCAGAAGTGCGTCAAAGAACATGGGTTTAGGAATATTGTATTGTATATTTGACAATTTATCAATCATGTTACGATAACCGCTGCTGGTCATTTCAAAATGCTGGTTCCATAATATGATATTTTCACGCTTGATAATAGTATCATCATTGATCTGTCCCGGTATTGCCCAGAACACATTTGGCTGATTGTGTTTCGAAAATATTTTGTCAATGTGATACGGATGCATTTCGTTATCAAATGCAAACAACTGATCACTCCCTGCTTTGAGTTGATCTATTTCGTAAGAAAAATATTTGCCATCGGTGTATTGTTTTATTCGTTCTTCCTGGTCATCTGGCAGATTATAATTATTGATGTGATTAACAAATGCTAATTTAATGTCGGCAGCAGCAGAAAGATATTGATCTATCGAATGATAGATCTGATAACCAGTAAGATTCAGATCCTTGATGTAACAGTCAATAATGAAGTTGTTGCTGTAAATAGCAATCATAGTCTTTTACCTCTGACTAGTCATACAGTAAAGCTCTCTCCACATCCGCAGCGTGCAGCTTCCTGAGGGTTTTTAAAATCAAATCCTTCGTTGAGTCCTTGCCGTGTGTAATCAATAGTTAGGCCGTCTAAGTACACTAAGTCTTTTCCAGTTACCCAAACAGTGGCGCCTGCTTGTTCAAATTTGAACCAATCTCTTGTGATTGGCGCTTGATCTAAATATTCTAATACATAAGCCAAGCCTGAGCAGCCAGTGGTCTTTACCCCCACTCGGATACCCACGCCAGATCCGCGCTTGTCAATATTGCTGACTATTTTACGTGCGGCTGTGTCAGTTATTGTTATCATGAGTTTCTCTGTAGTTTGTAATGGCTGCTTTGATGGCGTCTTCAGCTAAAATACTGCAGTGAATTTTTACCGGTGGTAGTGCCAGTTCTGCCGCAATGTCAGTATTTCTGATTGTTCCTGCTTCCTCAAGAGTTTTTCCTTTGACCCATTCAGTAACCAGGCTTGACGACGCAATCGCTGAGCCGCAACCATATGTCTTGAATCGTGCATCCGTAATAATGCCATCTTGAACCTTTATTTGTAATTTCATTACATCACCGCAAGCAGGTGCTCCCACCATGCCAGTGGCAACGTCAGGATCATTCTTGTCAAAAGATCCTACGTTACGTGGGTTTTCATAATGATCTAATACTTTTTCTGAATATGCCATGCTGTATTCCTTAGTTGGGTACTAGAACTGCTCGATTGCAATTGCAATTGCTATCCCAAACATTAGTCCATTTGTAACCTTGAGGCGCTTCGCTTGCGGTACCTTGATCAATTATGACAGGTGGCTGGAATGGTTGGTAATAAGCAGGTGGTGCATAATACGCCGGGGGTGGTGCATAATACGCCGGGGGTGGTGCATAATACGGACGAGCCAGCCAACCGCCCACAATTGCACCGCCCAAAAAGGCTCCGCCGTATGCCCAACCGTTGTTGTAGCCACGCCCGTAACCATAACCGCCGGCTTGAGCAGTGCCTATTAGGAAAGTTGCTAGAATTACACCGAAAAATATACGTTTCATGATAGTACTCCTTTACTATTGCTATTTAATATTATACACGAACTCTTTGATAATATCAACTGTTTTAGGACTCATAACCACTTCGTAGTGATTGATGTACAATTCTTCAAATTGCATTTCGGGTCTATGACGCATGCTGCTCACAGTCACTACACCGTCATTGGGCTGCATGATCCATGGGCTGTCACCGCGTGTGGTCACTATGTTCAGCCACGGATGTTGTATTTGGATACGGCCAGCCGATTTCATAGGAGCACTGGCAGGACCAATATCACGCAGCAGTCGGTTAAACGGTAAGAAGTATTTGGCATAGTCAGCCGATTCTGCTCCGCCATAGGGTGTGCTCATTGTCACTGCACCGCAAACTCGTTCTGGAAAAGCATCGGCCAAATGCAATGCATATATACCACCTAGGCTATGGCAAACAAATATAACATGATCAATATTGACAATGATGTTTTTCATGTCATCTAAATTGCGGTCAAAGCCGTTCTGACTGTTGTATTCTATAACAACTTCGCTGGGATGATTTAAATGTTGCCGAATGTAATTGAAACTATCTCCGGTGGCACTGGCACCGTGGATGTACACAAGATTCATTGGTTATAGACCAGGTTTTTCTGCTGCTCGTTTGGCCATGGTGTTGACTGTGTCACGAGCTTGGTCCACGCTCATGTTGGGAGCCACTTCTTCGGTCCCCTTGAACAAAATTTCACTGTCGGTGACATCAGCAATCAATCCGCTCAAGGGAGGTTGTTGTGCTATGTTGCGCAATTGAGAATCAGTTAAACTGATTCCCATGTTGCCGGCCAACTTTAAAAAAGCATCTATTGATATTGTTTTAGACGAGGATTGATCATCGGCACGAGACAGCAGAAACTGGCTTAATGCAGCAAGTTCCTGTGAATTATTAGCAGGCGATGATCCAAACTCAAACAGTCTCATTATCTGCGTTCGCGACCTAGACCGGCTCCGCCTAATGGAGTGGGTTCTTCTTCGTCGTCGGCAGGCTCAATGTCAGCATCAACATTAAGATCAAGTTCAGCATCCATGTTTGGATCCATGTTTGAATCTGCAGGAGCAGCCATTGGGTCTTGACCAGGAACAACAGGTGCTTGGCCAGTTAGTGTGCCTTGGGCAGCTTCCATCTGTGTTTTGCCTTGTTGCAAACTTTGCAACAGTTGTGTCAATGCAGCAGCACTGGCACTTTGAAATTGGGTTGCTTGGTCAATGCCCATGTCGTTCTTGATACTATCGGTCAAGGCTGGCAGGTCTTTGAATTGCATTTCTGAAACTTCTTCCAGCATCTTTTGAATTCGATCAATCATGTCCTGTGCTGCCAACACAACTTGTGCCGATTGCAGTTCGCTTTCGGACAATCTACGGATAGTGTGTCCTTTACGGTTTTCAGCCATTGGATTATTTGCCTGTTGCATCATCTGAGTTTTTTGTTGCGTCAAACTCTTAATTTGTGCATCAATTTGTTTGACAGCATCTTGTGCTTGTTTTTTCTTAGCAGCCATATCCATTGCCACATTAGCTGGATTAGCAGCAGGTTGACCTGGCTTGGGAGGAACAGTTCCTGCAACAGGTGCAGCACCCGGCTGTCCTGGCACTACCGGAGCAACTTCTTTGAGTCGACCCTTAAGACCGGATTCAATCATGAGCAATTTGAGATAAGCAGGGTCACGCTCGCTTGAGTGAAACGCTGTGCTTGAACGATGTTCATTGAGCAGGCCTCGCACACGCATCAGCATATGACGTGATTCATACATGCTAAGGTTGTCGAAAGAGACTGTATAACCCAGTCGATCTTACAGTACTTGTTCTGCTTTATCTTGTTGTTTGAGAGTGTCTAGTTCTTGCAGTTTCATCGCAATTAAATCCTTTTATCTGCCAGTATTTAGCCAAATTTACACATTTGGTCAACTGATTTTCTATCTGTACAAGTCCGTTTTTTTTGTTAGCAATCTTTAATTCAACTATTTCTTTTCTAACAGGGTCTTGTATTTTTTTAGCTAGATGTTGTCTAACTTTAACATTGTTTAATATTGTATATCGTTGTTGATCTAGAGTTACAATAGCTGTAGCAAGATCCAATTTGCCATACTTGTCAGCGATGCACCAGCTCATTGCAAATCTCAACGCACTAAATGTCTTTGGATCTTGGTGTTGTTTACAGGTCAAATATGTATCATTGAGTTGTTTGTCGATTGTGTATTGAGTAAACACATGGTATTTGCCATCGTCGCAGTATATTATGTTTTGTTTAAGCAGATCCATTTCAGGTTCAACTAATTTTTGTAGTTTGTCTAGATTGTTGGATTTTTTCATTTAAACACGTATTGCACTAATAAAAACGCAACTGCCGAAGTCAATGCTGCAATGATTCCTACACCCCAACTCAACAGTTGATCTTGACGCTTTTTATGCATGTCTTGTACCATGTTGCGTATATCAGTGACCATTGCGGTCACATGAGCAGTGTTGTTTTCTACTGTTTCTAATTTTTCTTCTAAGAAACGATAGCGTTCAGCACACAACTCAACGTGTGCTTCTAGACTCTTTTTTTCGATATCAGTAGTATCAACCATTGTGTATCCTTAGACAGATTATTTATGCTAAAAGTTCAAACCAGATGTTGGCATCTGGTCCCGAGCTGATTAAAAATGGTGTGATATCGGGTGTTTCGTTCAAGCCCAGTATCATGGGAACATCTGCACA